AAGGTGGACTTGCCACAGCCTTGGGGTCCCATGAGCACGCAGGCTGAGTCGTGTTTAGCCCCTGGCTCATAAACGCGGCGCACTGCTGCAATGAGAGTGCAGCGGAGCATGGCGTCGTACAGAGTGCCGGGTTGATCGTCTGGGCGTAGGTAGGCCGTAGCTAGATGATCGATGGGCACAGGCTGCACTTCTTCTGCAACGCGATCGAGGTATTCACGGACTGGATCGTATTGATTCTCTCGAGCCACATAGACGACAGCATCAGCTGCCAGCTCTTTCGAAACCTTGACGCCAGCGAGTGCTAGTTCAAGGTAGTGATGCTCCAAATTGTGGAGCGCTTTGCCGTCCAATTCGATGGCTTGTGTATAGATGTTGTACCTGAGCCGATCACCTTGTTGCTGACGGATCAAGGCAAGGAGTTCATCGACTTCGAGCTTGATTGCTTTGGATCCAGCAGTCTCAAAAGCTGCGGCCTTGGGATGATCGCTACCAAGTGCGGACTTGATTGCATTGACGGCAACTTGGCGAGGCGAGATACCACCAGCTAGGTGGTAAAGAGTGCCAAGGCCAATGCCGCCAGAATCGGACTTGAAAGTCGACCATTTGTGTTCGCACTCGCCGGCCTTGAATTTGCCGGAGCCAGCAGACCACTGGATCCAATCCTTAAGGAGCGAATCATCACCGACGCTATGAAGCGCCATTCCAACCTTGACCCATTCGTCGTAGTCATCCGCAAGATTGGATGGGATGCGATCGAGGTAGGTACGAGCGCGATCGGTATCTTCAACCGGATTGGGTAGATGAATGAGTTGGGGTGGTTCTAATGTGCGCTGCATTTGCTGCAGCAGCACAGATGGCGCTTCTGCGAGGGGCAGATCTGATGGTGAGCGATCCTTAAGCCAGCGATATGAGCCAGTCATCGGGTGCTTGCCGATAACTACGGATTGGCAGCCAGTCCAACGGAGTTCAAGCTGCTCGCCCTTGATTGACGACTTGAGTTTGGTGGTTTTGATCTGATCCCAGAAGCCGCGGGGCACGGAGTAGATGATCTGCAGGCGACCATCACGGCCGGAGGTGACTGCCCACGATTTGGGGAGATCACGCAGCGAGGTGCCGAGGGATTCGAGGACTTCGGAAGCGCCGAGGCCATCGTGATCGACGAATAGCAAACCGCCTGATGGTGGACCTGCAAGGACGCCAACGGCGACGGCACGGCCTGCGTGCAGTTCAACCTCCAGTTGGCGCTTGCTGAGGGGGTTCTTCTGCCACTCAGGCTGATAGGGGCGTTTGTCGTTCCCGACTGCGACGAGCGCCCATGAGTCAGGGATGCCTGTGAGTTGATCGATGATTGCGGCCACTTGGCTCTGATACGTAGCCGAAGAAGTATGACCGAAGGATGGGAGGTTGGGAGGCTATCTCAAGATTTCTTCTGCGTCTCGAACTGAGCGCGCGACCCCAGCGATGCCACCAGCGCCTCGGACAGTGCCCATCCAGGCCTGTTGCGCTGGGGTGAGATGGCCTGTGATGGTCTTCACCTCGATGCTGGTGAAGATGGCAACGCGCTGCCCGACCATCTCGGGGGTGATGGTGACGGTGCGCCAGCCGATCAGGTCTGCGGAGCCACGGGCGAGGCCGAATTGGACTGGCCTGCCAGTGCGTGGATCGGGCAGGGTGCCGGTGTTATTGCGGAACAGGCGGAGATCGGATCGGGTGCCAACTGCGAGGCGGATGCGCTGCTGGATGTCGGTTTCAGCGTTTGCCACGCGCGTGGAAGATCCGGTACGCCCAGCCGGGACTGTAGCCGCGCTCATTGGCCAAGGCGAGGAGCTGCTCGAGGGTGCGAGCGGTGCCCTGCTTGCGGCGTGCTTGCCGCATTTCGCTCCGCTTCAGCTCCTGCAGCTCACCTGCTAGCTGGCGAATCTTGCGGTTAGTAATTGGTGCGCATTGTGCGCCACAAACGGGACAGATCGGTTGCGGCTTGAAGGCGGCGTAACACTCGGGGCATGTGCGCACTGATGGCGCTGCTGTGCCTGCTGTACGCCTGATGCCATCTTCGAGCGTCCAGTCACGGGCATCATCCGGGAAGCCATGGCGGGTGACGTTGCCAACGTGATCGAGGATCAGCGCAGCCTGCTTACCAGGCGCTGGGCGTAGCACGCGACCGACTTGTTGCAGGTAGAGGCCGAGGGACTTGGTGGGGCGCAGGAGGATGGCAACGCTGGCAGCGGGCACATCAAAGCCTTCGGAGACCACATCGACGGTCACCAATATCTGCACCAGGCCGGCGCCAAAGTCTGCAACGACTTGATCGCGGTCGGTGGTGGTACCAAGGAGTAGTACCGCGCGGATGCCTGCCGCCAGAAATGCAGCGCAAACGGATTCGGCATGGGCAATATTGCAGCAGAAGGCGATCGCCTGCTGGCCTGCAGCGAGCCGCTGGTAGTGAGCGATGGCGTCACCTGTGACAGTTGGGCGATCCATAGCTGCCGCGGCCTGATCGTTGGCATAGTCGCCGGCTCGTGTGCGGATGCCGGATAGATCGGCCACCACTGGTGGCGCGTAGATGCGGGAATTGCTGAGGTAGCCAGTGTCTATCAGCTCAGAAACTGATGGACCAAGGGCTAAGTGATCAAACGCACTGCGGAGGCCGCGGCCATCGAGGCGGCATGGCGTGGCGGTGACGCCGAGGCGATAGGCAGATGGCCAGTGCTGCAGGATGCGCTCCCACTGGCCTGCGGTGGCGTGATGCGCTTCGTCGATGATGATGAGATCCGGCTGCCAGTCGATGCGGGACAGGCGCCGCGCGATTGTCTGCACTGAGGCCACCTGCACGGGCGCCTCGGATAATTCGATGCCTGCAGCGATCAGGCCATGGTCAAGGCCTGCCCATCGCAGCTTGTCGCTGGCCTGGCGGAGTAGCTCACGGCGATGCACCAGGATCAGCACTTTCCGGCCTCGAGCGGCTGATGCCTGAGCGATGGCGGTGAAGATGATGGTCTTCCCACCGCCGGTCGGTAGGCATAGCAGCGGTGCCCGGTAACCGAAGCGGTAGGCCTGGCGTAGATCGTCGATGGCACGCTGCTGGTAGCTGCGGAGCTGCATAATTATTGGGGCGGTTATGCTGGTGTAAAGTCAATAAAATGACTGGCAGTATAAACAACCGCTTGGGAACTATTTAGTGATGTAATTGTTGATAAACAACTTCATTGCGTGCAGTGTGCATACCATAGCTTTTCTATATCGTCTTCTGTGTTCAAGCCATTTAGCTTGTTGTTGAGGTGAAAGCTCGTGAAGCCTTTTATCGATTTTGCCATTTACCCGCAACTTGAGATGGTTGATTGCTTCATAACGGAAGCCCCAGTACATTAGGTTGGATCGTGCTACGCCACCGCGAAAGTGGTTTGGCCTTTGTCGAAGTAATTCGTTCATTATAAATTTAACGCCTGGTTGGCTGCCGTGGTATTCACGAGGGGAGCCGTCCCACCGCACTAATGCCGCCCATAGCGAAAGCCCTTGCCTGAACTGATCTGGTCCTAAAAACCAATTAGTCATATCTCGGCAAATCGTTGCATCGTGGCCGTAAGTATTCCAAGCAAAATGCAGGCTTCTAACCCTTGCGCCATTCATCCTGTCATTGTATATTTGAACAGCCGGACAGCTTTGAATCTCATAATCAATCCGCGCCATATTTAGAATATAGTTCATTTCATCAATCTGCTCGTGTGCCCATTGTACGCGCGGCGAATAGTTTGGTTTTGGATTAAACCATTGCAGATCTGTTAAACCACGCCGCCTGATAATCTCATAAATTGTTTTGGCATCAACCTCGTCTGATTTGTCGCCTGCATCCAGCATCTTTCGCCATTTTGGGGTTTGCGAATGAAACCATAAACGCACTTCAATGTTGCGCAATGCAGCTTTATCGGCTATTGCCTCAAGCTCCTGCTGTGTAAATACTTGAGCCAAACTGCGATGTTTTGGTTGCATGTGGGCGTTCTCTATGACAACAGTATCAAACTCATTTGCAAAATCAAGTGATGCAAATTGACTGGGCTTTAGTCTTAAATATTTGCCATTGAAGCAATGAAAATAACCCGAGCCGTAATCACACCCCCATATTGCCTCCGAGGAGATTAGGCCTGTTTGTTGTAAAATTTCATCTTCGGGCTCCGGGTTGAGGAATGAAAGTTGGTTCATAGGTTGAACGCGGAATGCAGCTCTAAACAGCTTGGACAAGCTATGCCTGAGTAAATGCCGCGATTGGTTGCAGGTTGCGGGTTCATCCTATAGGATGCCGCAAGTCTCTGCAACCTATGGAGAACGCCGACTATCACGGGCACCCTGCGATCTCAAAGTCGCATCTGGATCTCATTGCGCGATCGCCCTTGCACTACTGGGCGCGCTACGTCGACCCGAAGCGCGTCATTCCCGAGCCGACGCCAGCGATGCGCATCGGCAGCGCAGTCCATACCCATGTGCTCGAATTGCACAAATGGGATGCCGACTACATCGTCGTCCCCGATGGCCTTGACCGCCGCACCAAGGCCGGCAAGGAGGCATGGGCAGCGTTCGAGACTGAGGCCAACGGCCGCACAGTGCTGAGCCGAGAGGATGCCGATCTGGTGATGCACATGGGCAGAGCAGTGCTTGGCCATCCGGCTGCTGCATTGCTGCTCGGTATAGCCGGGGAGGCCGAGACCACGCACATGTGGACGGAGCCGACCACCGGATTGCAGTGCAAGTGCCGGCCTGATTGGATTACCGAGGATGGTGGCATCGTGGTGGATCTCAAGACCACCGAAGACGCAAGTCCGCGGGAGTTCCGCCGCAGCATCGCGAAGTGGCGGTATCACGTCCAAGCCGGCTGGTACATGGCGGGCATCGAGGCCGCCTATGGCAAGCGGCCGAGCGGGTTCATCTTTATCGCAGTGGAGAAGAAGCCACCGTTCGCGGTTGGTGTCTATGCCGCTGATGAGCAGATGATCGAGCGCGGCTATGAGACCGCCATGCGCGATCTGCAGACACTGGCCGAGTGCAAGGCATCAGGCCGCTGGCCTGCTTACAGCGATCGGATCGAACCGATCAGCCTGCCGGCATGGATGACCGGCGAGGCCGCTACACAGACCACCGAAACCATTCAGGAGTTTTAATGGTCAAACATTTTGAACCAAGCCTACGGCCTAAAGGCAAATCCTTTAACAGACTCAACGCGTCGGCAACCGACTGGAGCCAATTTGCAGTTGGAGATTCGGTTGGCGTTTTTCTTGGCAACTGCTGGCGCAAAGGCGAGATTTTGTTGATCAACGAAGACTTTGCCATTATCAAAGCCAAACGGCTTGGCATTAACCAACCATCCCAATTCAATGTTTATGACTCTCGCAATGTTGTCCATGCGGTTGACCTAACCGTGACGAACGAAGACCAGACCCTTCCCTTGGATTTATGACTGACCCAACCACAGCACTCACCACCACCAGCACCGGCTCGGTGTTCAGCGGCATCCAAGCCTTCGAGGATGCCCAGCGTATTGCCAAAGCCTTAGCCAGCAGCACGCTGATCCCGCCGCAGTTCCAGGGGCAGCAGGGCTTCGCCAACTGCTTGGTGGCGCTTGAGATCGCCAACCGGATGGGTATCTCGCCCTTCCTGGCGATGCAGCACCTCCATGTGATCCATGGCCGCCCATCGTGGAGCAGCAGCTTCATCATTGCGATGGTGAATGGCTGCGGCCGATTTAGTCCGCTGCGGTTCGAACTGAGCGGCAGCGGCGACAGCCTGGCCTGCTACGCGGTCGCCAAGGATCTCGCCAGCGGACAGGAGCTGAAAGGACCGACCATCACCATGGCGATGGCGAAGAAGGAAGGCTGGGCGACCAAGGCGGGCAGCAAGTGGCAGTCGATGCCCGAGCTCATGATCCGCTATCGCGCGGCGGCCTTCTGGGGTCGTCTGTATGCCAGTGATCTCCTGCTCGGGATGCACAGCCAGGAGGAGGTGGTCGACATCCAGCCGGTGACCGTGAGCGATCAGGTCGCTGATCTCAACGCCGCCATCCCCGAGCCGAAACCTGCACCTGCACCCGAACCTGAGAGCGATGAACTCTTCTGAGTACCTGACCGCCACCCAGCTTGCGCAGCGATGGGGGTTGCACCCTGACACGCTGATGCGCTGGCGTAAGGCAGGCAAAGGTCCGGCGTATTTCCGCACGCCAGGCTTCGTGCTCTACCCATTGGCCGGGGTGGAGCAATACGAACAGGCCAACACCTTTACCAACGAACAACCATGAGCTTCAAGCTGAACCTGAGCATCTTCAAGTCGACCAAGCCTGAAAGCAAGGTGGACTTCAGCGGGATGATGAACATCAAAGTGGAGGAGCTGGATGCCTTCTGCCGCTTTGTGATGAGCCAGACGCCCGACCAGTACGGCAGCGTCCAGGTGCCGATCAGCGGCTGGAAGAAGACCAGCCAGAAGGGACTGGCCTATGTGAGCGCCGTGGCACAGCCGCCGCGCGAATGGGTGGATCCTGGTGATGCTGCGCAGAAGTTGGCCGCGGCCACTAATGGCGTGGTGGTCGACGTGAGCGACGACATGTTCTAACGCCCCATCAGTTCACATTCGAGCCGCGCGATCTCGTTGACGGCCTGCTGGAGCAGTTGTTGCTGGTAGCAGGCCTGCTTATAGAGAGCGACGGCCATGGTGCCCGCGTCTTTGCTGTTGAGCAGAGCGCGGGCATGTTTTTCGATCTCGAACTGCTGCTCTGCCGAAAGGGTGACGGCCATCCACTCACCGAACTGCATTGTGCTAGACCAGTGGGGTACATCTCACGATAGCAATGCAGTGCCCCAGGTGCTCCAGTGGTGACATCAAGGCAATGGCAACGAACAACCGCGACGCCGAGGTGACGGTGCGCAAGCGTGGCTGCAATGCCTGCGGCCATGTGTGGTTCACGGTCGAGCTACCTGTCAGCCCGGCGGTGGTCGGCTGGGGGCGGCGCGTTAAGGGGCAGAGCAAGCCAGAACTGCGGGTGCCGGTGGAGCTGGCAGTGGGCGCTGAGGCCGTGTGAAGAAGTGTCACACACCCCTAGGCATATGCCCCGCCCGTGGGGCATGATTGACGTACGGCCACCAGGCCACTGTTTTTCACTCCAATGATCAACCGCATCAACAACGCCATCTGCTTTTTAGTTGTCGCTGCCGTGTTTGCCATGATCGGCATCGAGGCTGGCAATCAAGCAGGCGCTACGCACTCCGGCACTCAGTCCTACATCGAGGTGCGCAAGTGACCCCACGCCGCTTCTACTTCACGATCAAGTCCGCCAACGTGGTCGAGTGCGTACTGGCGCACAGCCTGACCGAGGCCAAGCTAATCGCCGCCGATACATGGCTCCCTTGGTGGAATCAGATCGAATGGCTCAATCCTGAATCTGTCACCGATCCGAATGTCTACCTCTAACTCTCCGATCGCCTTCCAATGGCGCACCGATCCTGAGGATCAGGGCGTCTACGGCGAGGGCATCAGCAGGCCACGCAATGGTGCCCGCACTAAGGAGTATCGCCTCCTAATTTATCCCAGCGGCGCTCGGCCGATGCTCTGGATCACTCGCGCCGAGAACGTCGGCGCTGCGATCCGCTACGCCCAGAACCGCTGGCCATCCGCTGAAATCGAAGTTGCATCATGACCCCAGACCAATCCATTGTTCCCTTTCATCGTTCGTTCATCCTCGCGAAAGTCATCCACTTGGACAAGGTGAATGATCTCAGCCGATCTGAGCTGGACATGCTCAACATCGAAACGCTGGCCGCACTCCAAGAAGCCAGGCACAACTACGACCTGATTGAGGACAAACAATCAGAGGAGGCCAGTGGCGAATATCGCCGCATGAAGATGGCCGGCTACTTCCAAGCTGCTATTCAGATCGCCCTGCAGAGCCGATGAACGACGCATCTCGCGCCCGCCTCTATAGCCTGCTCGAAGGCAGCAACACCTTCAAAGCTGGCCAGGCATCAGAACGTGATCGCCTCCGCCTGCTGATCGACATCCGCATCGATCAGTTGCACAACACCTGCGGCATCAAGAACCGCGAACAGCTCTGTGCTGAATTGCTCCACCTCCGCAAGTACCTCGACGAATGACCACCACGCAACTCGACCAGCAGCGCGCCGACATGATGGAGGCGTTGTATCAACGCAGCGGCCGTCAGGAGTTGCCGTATGGCCATCCACTGCGTGGCACCCTCACCGGCCTGTGGGAGGAGTTTGCGCTCGACATCGCCGCAAACTTTCGTGACACGGACTACGCCACACTGCTCGACCGAGTGGTGAAGGCGATGGATGAGACCGAATCGGTGATGACGCAAAAGCAGGCGCAGCAGGCCATTGAGGTGTGCCGCCAGGTGCTGATGGGTGAGAAGTGGCGGTGAAGGCGCCGACCAGCACCAGCTTCAAGCCAGGCCATGTGCCCGGTAACGCTGTATTGACGCCGCAGAACGCCATCGACATCCGCAAGCTGTACGCCAGCGGCTGGACAATCAAACAGCTGGCGGCCATCTACGGCATCACCAGCACCCACGTCTACGACATCATCACCCGCAAGAAATGGAAGAACGCAGAACAGCAAGCGACCTCGTGAACCACCCCCCGCACTATCAGGCGGGCACCATCGAGGCCATCGACTTCATCGAGTCGGTGATCGCCGATGCACCGCACATGGTCCCGGCATACCTGCAGGGGCAGGCGCTCAAGTACATGATCCGCATGTGGCTCAAGGGCAACGCGCTCGAGGATGCCCGCAAAGCGGAGTGGTATCTGAATCGACTCATTGCCAAGATGGAGTCATGCTCGAACATCTCCGCCTGAACTGGCTTGAGCGACAAGCGCTGCGGATCCTATGCCGCAGCGAGCGCATCGGCCTGCTGGTGGTGAAGCGCCACGGCTCTCGGATGGTCTTCATCGTGCGGGATCAGAGCGATCCGATCGACATCACGCAGGCCGATGAACCGCTATCGATGCAGCTCGAGCGGTTGTATCACCAGCCGAGCTATGGAGAGGATGAATGATCAGGTTGCACGCTGGCCGATTACTGCTGGTGTGCGACCGCATCGATCGGACATGGCACGCACGCGTGATCCTTGGTCCGAAGGCTGAGCACCAGGTCGAGGTGGACACTGGCACCAATAGCCTGCACGATGCGCTGCTGAAGGCTGAGGCAGTCTTCCAGGCGGCGGTGGCCAGCATCAGACCGGAGACGGCCAGCGTGATGTGCTGGGACTGCATCCAGTGGGAGATGAGCACCCAGCGTTGCGATTTGCTGCTGCCTGAAAGCAAGCGAAGTGGCGGGCGCTACGCGGTGAGTTGCGACTTCTTCCAGCGGGCATTACCGGCGGCAGACTGATAGAGGCCGCCAGGTCGCCGTGTCAAAGCGTGAGTTCAACACGCCTATCCGTGAGCCGTGGAATGTGCTCATCCATCAATCGCTGCAGGCAATCGACCGGCATAACCGGCTGTGGTTTGCGTCGGGCGATGGATGGCACCTCCAGCAGGCGCAGGTGCTGCGGGACTATGTGGCGGATCTTAAAACATGGATTCATCGCGAGGAGGCACGGCAATGTTCGGACCTGAAGTGATCAGCCGGACTGACCGCGACGGCGGCTACATCGAGGTGCTGATGCCTGTGAAGGGTGAGGTGTATTACCGAAGCTGCGTCGGTGGCGTATGCCGGTATAGCTCGGACTGGTTTCAGGCAGAGATCTACCTCAATCAGATGCTGCGGCCATGAAGTACCCGCCGGTGGTGATCTTCGGCCTGACGTGGCTAGGCGGCATGTTGCT